GTACCGCTTTCAACATGCAATAGGGTATCGGGAGTATCGATACCAATCCCGACCTTCCCACCCATAAAGTATGAGTCAACCGCCGCGCCAAGCCGAACGCCGACGTTCGCACCGTCGTCGTACAGGTACAACCGCGCGTCCCCACCGCTGTCCTCTTGCACCAGCAACAGCGCGTCCGTGTCGGCGCTATTCTCGATCCTGAATGCGTTCGAACTGGTGCCGCTCGACTTGATGTCGACCCGCGCACCGATCCCGGTGAAGATGCCAACACCCATGTTGCCAGACGTGTCGATGCGAACTTTCTCGCCGCTGGCATACAACGCGAGTTCTATGCCAGTCATGCCACCTACAATTGCTCGACCGGTATCCCAGCTCAGGAACCCGGCGTTCGTCGGTGTCGTGATGTCCTGCCCCCAATGGACGACCCCGTCGTATTGCACATCGAACCGGTTGTTCGTGTTGTTGGTGACGGTGAACGGCACCGCGTCGCCGTCAGCTGTGACGACGTGCACGACCTTCGACCCGGTATCCCAATTCGTGCTCACGGCCTCGAACTTCGCTACCGTGTTCACGGTCCCCGGTGTGACCGGAGTCTGGGTCACCGAGAGCAGGTCGGTCGACTGGTCGACGCCGTCGATGGTGAACGAGCCCGACAGATCGTAGTCGACGTTTTGGAGCTGGGCCTCGAGGTCGAGCGCCGCGTCGGCCTTCCTGACGATCCGCCAGTACTCGTCGACGGTGTCGTACACTTGGAACCCGTCGGCGGTCCCGGTGGTGTTCTCGAGGTCGACGTTGAACGAGTAGGCCCCGGCGAAATCCCAGGTGACGTCGCCGGCGTCGACCTCGATCGTGGCCGGGCCGCCGCTGGCGTCGTACGCGTCGTCGAGCGTCCCGTTCTGCGCGTCGCCGAGGAACACGGTCGAGCCGACCCGGAAGCCGATCACGACGTGGTTCCGGAGGCTCGGTGTCCCGGCGTTGAGCGAAAGCGTCTGGGTTGTGATCGGGCGCGTCGCGGTGGAGACGTACAGGGACTCGCCGTCGGTGACGGTGATGTTGCTGGCGTTGATCGTGATCGTGACCCCAGACCAGGGAACGTGCACGTACAACGGAGCGGTCCAGGTGAAGGTATCGCCGACGAGAGACATCGTCCCGCCGCCGGTCACGACGAGGGACTTATCCTCGACGTTGGACAGGATCCAGGCGTCCGTCTCGTTGAACGTCCCCTGTATGTCGGAGAAGTACGGGTCCGTGTACTCGTCCGGGTACGGGATCGCCAGGTCCGGAGTGTCCATCGACTATACCTCCACAAGCGCCAGACGGAACGACACCGCATGTTCGCGGTCGTACCGCCTGACCGGCACCCTTAGATCGGTAAGCCCCCTTTCCGAATCTGCTGAGATTTTCAACTCGCCGAGGAGCACGTCGTCGAGCAGGATCTGCGCGCGCCATTCCGCACTGGCCGACGCCGTCAGGTCGGCGACGGCTTCCGCGTCGATGCTGATCAGATCGTAGTCGGTGAGGTCGACGATCTTCGACGCCTCGACGTACTCCCCGGTGACCAGCTCGAGCTGCTCGAGCCGGTTGCTGTTCCCGAGAACGAACGTGATCGTCCCGTCCGAGTCCACAACCCGGCCGGTATCCGCGCCGCGGTCGAGCCGCATCCGCGATCCCTTCCCGCGGTAGACGGTGCGCGCTCCGCTGGGAGCGTCCGGCAGTGTGGGCTCGGTTGACACTAGGTCTGCCTCTCGATCACGACATGGTCGAACGCGCAGCGCCGGCCGATCGCCTCGGCCCACGAACACGCGAACCCGGCGTACCCGCTCAGGTACGGCGCGCTCCCGGAGTTGATGCCGGCGACGTCGTCGACGAACTGCGTCATCCCGGCGATCGGCTGCCAGTCGGGAGCGCTCCCGAGCGGGTTGGCCGACAGGTCGTTCTCGAACACTTGAAGCACGATGTCGTTCGTCGGCTCGAGGATCATGTCGACCTTCAAGTGCCGGTACTCGTCGTCGCTGATCTGCTCCTGGCCGGACGAGCGCCGCAGGTACTCGCCGCTGGCCGCCTCCGGGATCCCGCCGAGGATCCCGGCCGTGCCCGTCTTGCGGAGAACGACCCGATACGGATCCGCGTTCTCGAGGCCGAGCAGGTACGCGGTGTCCGAAACGTCGTGTCCGCTGGCCCCGATGAACAGGAACGGCGAGAACCCGGTGTTGCCGGAGCTGCTCAGCTTCTTGATGCACCCGCTGATCGACCCGCCCTTGGCGAGCGGAGAGAAGTCCGCGATCAAGCAGTACAGGCCGACGGCCCCGGTCACGGTCCCGTCGACGCTGTTCATCACGTAGACTGCCGAGCCGCCGCCGCTCGGCGGAGTGATGCCCCCGGTGGCGCCGCGGAGCACCGTCCCGGCCGCGAGCACGTTGTCCAGTTCTGCCCAATCTGCGCTACTCATTGGTCACTCCTTACGGCCAGCCGTCCTCGAAGTCCTCGACGCTTTCCGGCGTTCCGTCTGTATCAAATATCGCAGCGGTGAATCCGCTGGTCAAGGTCTCGTCTGGTGTCCCGCCGTGGGTCGCCGGCCCGATCCAGGCCGCGCCGCCCCAGGTGTCCGGCTTGAAGCGCTCCCGGTAGTCGTCGTCGGCCTCGGCCACGTCGAACACCGCCAACTCCCGGTCGGCGGCGACCGGCTCCTCGAAGGCGTCCTGCAGGTCGGTCTCGGTCCGGACCTCGAGGTAGCTCCACGGGTCGGCCTGGTATGCCCCCTCGAGCGTCCAGTCGGCCGCGTCGTCGCCGTCGTAGTACCCGGCCGGCATGACTACCCGGCCCGGCTCTCCGGACGGTGAGAGGCCGTACAAGCCGATTATAGAGCGAACGTCCCGGTCGGCGTCCGTCCCCGGACCGAACAGGAAGTACGCCACCTCGTTCGAGGTCATCGTCGAGGAACCATCCCAGCCGAACCAGATTCGGTTCCCGCTGTATCGCCAGGAGAACTTCGAGGTCGGAAGCGCGGTCGACCACTTCGTCGACAGCTCGGCGGACAGCGCGGCCGCGTCGGCGTACTCCTGGCCGGTCAGCTGGAACTCGTGCACCGCGCCGTCGATGCTGCTGTACACGAACAACCTGTTCTTGTCCGTCCGGATCGTGAGCGGGAACGTCAGCTCGTCGCTGTACAGCCGCCCGTTGACGCTCGGCGCTTCGAAGTCGGACGAGATCGGGTCGAAGTCCCACCCCTCGTCGAACGATTCGACAGCCGACGACCAGACGATCGGGCCGAGCTGGCCGTCGACCGTCGCGTCCGGAATGCTGCCGGAGATCCTGATCACCGTGTCCGGACCGTCGAGGAAAGTGAGAAGGACGACGTACTGCCCGTCGTTCGCGGTGGACCCGGTGATCTGGATCGTCGTCCCCGACGGGAAGGCGCTCCGAACGTCGCCGGCGACGGTGAAGTCGTCGGTCCCGGTGTCGACGTCGGTGATGTCGTGAGTATGGAGCTGGCCGTACCACGAACGGTTGCCGGCGGTGAGCGCCCCGGCTTCCTCGAGCGTGTCGTACCAGTCGGTCCACTCGAACCCCTCGGAGCTGGCCGCGGCCGGAGTCCCGTCGCCGAACAGCGCGGTGATCGCGGTCACGTCGTCCCAGGTATCGAACCAGCCGACGTCGTCGACGCCCCAGACCTCGGAGGTCGGGAAGGAGAGCACGGTGTTCGCGTCGCCCCCGGTGACCTGGATCCTGGCGTAGAATCCCTGAGTCTCGGAGCGGATCGTGAGCAGCCCAGCTCGAGCACGGGTGACGCTGTGCTGGATGTAGGAGTTCAGAACCGCGGCCACCTCGTCGGCGGTCGCCGCGGCCGCGTCCTCGAAGTAGACATCCCAGAGCTGCGTGAACTGCTCGTCGTACTGGTTCACCTCGACGGTGAGGATCGGCGGTACCTCGACCTGGCCGTCGGCGGTCGAGCTGAGCACGTCCTCGTCGACGGTGATCACGGAGTTACCAGCCGAGTAGGCCACCGTCGAGACGGTCCAGTACGCGTCGAGCCCGGTCGAGCCGGTGATCCGGATGTTCGACCCGGCCGGGAGAAGCTCGCGCCAGTCGACCCCGTTCACGGTGATCTGGTCGGTCGCCGGGTTGACGGCGGCGACTGCTCCCGTCGTGAGCGCGCTCAGGTCGAACGTCTCGGCCGTTCCGTTGACGACCGAGGGATACAGCCCGAACCAATCGAACGATTCCTGCGGGCCCGTCCAGGGGCTCTGACGGAACAGCGCCCGGCCGCCGGAGATCATGCCGGCTTTCCACTCCCAGCCCTCGGCCTGTCCCGGCTCCGCGTCGGTGTCGGCGACATCGAAGTCGAGGTCGTCGCTCGTCGGCTCCTCGAAGGCCCTCCGGATCTCGTCGTCGGTGAGCGCGTTCGGGTAGACCCGGCACCGTCCGAGCAGCCCGGCCCAGCCGCTGAACGAGTCGTGAAACCCGACGTTCGCGATGTCGGTGGTCGCTACCAGTGCATCTGGGAGCGCGCCCGAGACCGCGACCGCCTCGCCGTTGACCAGGATCCGGAGCGTGTAATCCTCGTATCCGCAGTCGACACCGCGCGCCCCGGACCAGGCGATCCCCAGCTCGAGCGGGATGTCCGAGTGATGGTCGACGTCGAATTCCGCCTCGACGATCACGTAATCGCCGGACAGATCGTCGTAGATTTTCCCGCGCAGCGTGCCGTCCTGCCAGTAGAGCGCGACCCCGTTGTCCGTCGCGCTCGGCGTCCGGGCCGTGTCACCGAAGGCGATGACGTACCACTTGCTCGGGTTCTGGTCGCCGATCAGCTTGAGCTGGACCACTGCGGAGAACGGAGCATCGATCCCGGCCCACTCGGTATCGGTGGTCAGGAGTGGTCGCTGCTTCGGGTACGTGTCGAGGCCGATGCCGTCCAGATCCCAGGTTCCAACCGCGACGAACCCGGAGAGCTGGTCGACCTCGACGGCGAGGCCGAGATCCGAATCGGCCTTTCGGAGGCTGACCGGCTCGTGTAGCGACCCGAACGGATGGTGCATCAAGTCCGGCAGCGCCAGGTCGGAGACGACGTCCTGGATCTTGGACGGCGCTCCCATGAACGGGAACAGCAGGTCGTCGAGGTCGCGCGCATCCCACGCGACAAGGTTGACGACCCACGGTTCGAACTTCTCGAGCACGACCTCCGGGAACCAGACGTCGGTCAGCGTGCCCCACGGAGAGCCCGCCGGCGCGAGCCCTCCCTGGCCGGCGAACAGCCAGCCGCGCATCGCCACCTCGGACGACAGCAACGCCCCGGAGGTCAGCGTGACGGACCTCGAGTCGAGCGTCTGCCAGGCCGCCCCGTCCCAATACTGCGTCACGATGTTCCAGGGGCCCGTCCCGGTGATGCCGATCCGGACCTTGCCCGTGTCGACCGCGTTCTTCGTCGCGGTGCTCTCCCCGGTCGACGAGCTGCCGGTGAACGGGTCAAGGATGTACCCGCCGCGGTACAGCCAGTTCGTGTCGGCCTTGCGCTTGCCGTGCACGGCGTACATCAAATGATGACAGTCGAGCGCGTCGAGGTCGTAGGCCGAGACGACCAGGCCGGTGAACGGACCGCGGGTCGTGTCCGCCGCGGCTCGCGTCGTGCCGTCTCCCCAGGTGACCTCGACCTGGCCGTCGAGCCCGGCGGTCGCCCCGCCGAGCCAGCCGCGGAGCGGCAGCCGCTGGCCGAGCTGGATGTACCGCGCGTCGATCCCGAGCGCGGTGCTGATCGCGTCGTCGATGTCGAGCGGGTACGGCTCCCCGGTCGCCGGGTTCGCAACCCAGAACGTGATCCCGGTCGGGTTGACGTCGTACGCTCGGTGACGCAGCCCGTCCTCCGGTGCCGTCCCTCTTTCGGCGACAGCTCGCCGCGTGTAGAGCACCGTGCTCGCCGTCTGTCGCGGAAACGCGGACACCCCGACGGCGAGGTCGTACTTCTCGAGGTCGTCGGAGTTGAGCGTCACGCCGCCGGCTCCCGGCTCGGTGACCAGTTCCGCGTTAGCTCGCGGATCCCAATCTATGATCGGTCGTGCCATCTAGATCACGTTGCCCGTTGCTCCGTTGCGTAGCGTCAGCGTCCCGAAGGCCGGGAACTTGAAGTTGTCGATCGCCACGTCGTCCCGCTGCTCGTTCAGCAGGAATTCGTCAGCACCGGCTCCGAGCTTCCGGACGCCGGCGGTGTCTCTCACGATGTTGAACACGTCGGACCAGGCGATCTCTCCGACCGGATCCCCGTTCTCGTCCTGGTAGTAGTACCCGAAGTCGACGAGCGGGTTCTTCATCCCGGCCGAGAGCGGCACCATCACGCCGGACGCGGTCTCCTGGTACTGGCCGATCAGCGCGCTCCCCGTGGTGATGATCGGCTCGAAGAAGTGTGTCAGCGCCGAGGTGATCGCCGCCTTGACCGTGGTCGCGCTGTAGCCCTGCGCGATCCAGATGGTCGCGTCGACGTCGATAGTGAGGTACGTCGCACCGGACACCGTGAGCGTGAACGTCGGCGGTGCTGGATAGGTGACGAAGGTCGCCTCGACGGCTGCGATCAGCGCGCTCGACGGCGTACCGCCGCCGGTCGGAATGATGTACAGCCGCCCCTCGTTCTCCGGCACGGTCGCGTCGAGGTCCGAGGTCAGCATCAAGGAGCGGCCGACGCCGCTCACCGCGTCGGCGCGGATCTCGAAGTCCTCCCGCGTGGTAGTCCCCGGCGGAAGCGTCCGGTCCGCCGGAATGTTGACGCGCGCCTGGTCGACGGTCTCGCGGTCGGTGCCGTCCTCGGCCTTGACCGCGTTCGTCACCGTCAAGAACGCCTTGTTTCCGAGCGAGTCCGTGTACTCCGTCTCGAACCGGACGAGGGAGTTCGGCTCGACGTTCCCATCGCTGCCGCCGCCGGTCTCGTAATATGCGGTGAACGTACCGTCTGGCTTGGCACCGTTGACCCCGTCCCCCGTGTAGAACGTCGCTCGGTCGTTCTGGTCGACCTTGACGACGAAGTGCCTGCTCGTCGACTCGCTGAGCAGGAAGTTGTCGACCTGCGTCCAGGCCCCGGCCGCGGTGGAGAATGCCAGGCTGTCGTCGAGGTACGGTGCATCCGAGAGGAAGAACGATTGATTCGCCGATCCGTCCGCGGTGAACGACGCGGACCTCGAGATCGAATGCTTCCAGCTCAGGGTTTTGGTCGTGTCCCCCGGAGCGAACTGTACCTCGGCCTGGATCTCCCCGCGTACCGGGTCGGTGACCTCGAGCGTCCTGACGACGTCGCCCTCGGCGATCGTCACGGTACCAGGGAGCGGAGCGTTCGTCAGCGTGGCGACGAGGTCGACCGTCGCCGCGCTCGCGCCGGACAGCGTGTACCCTTGCCGCTGGCCGTGGTTGATCGCCGACTTGCGCTGCGTCATCGTGCCGACGAACGCTTCGCGCGCCGCCTTGTGGATGTAGTAGTCGTTCAACGAGAGCACGAACGCGAACTTCTTCCGCATCAGGTTGATGAAGTTGATCGTGTCCTGGTCCGTCAGATCCTCGAATACCGACGACGCCAGGTCTTTCAACCGCAGGTCTACCGCGGAGAAGTCGCGCTCGGTGAAATCGAAATTGTAGGGGTCAAGACTCATTACGACACCTCGATCACTGCTGTTTGTTCGCCCCCTGCCTCGATACTACCACGCCGCCGGTATCGGACATAGACCTTCAACTGGCTGCCGTTCTTCTCGACGATGGCCTCGAGCGCCTGGACGTTCGGGTCGTACCGGTTGATCTGGTCGGTCGTCTCGCGGTTTGCGACAGCGTTGGCGATCAGCGTCTGGACCTTCTTGTGCAGCATCTCCCGGAAGCGCGTCCCCTGCTCCGGATCCCACTCCAACTCGCCGCGCTCGATGCCGAGCAGCAACTCGACGTTCGCCTGCAACAGCTCGTCGCCTGAGACGTTCGCCAGGTCGCTCTTGCCGTCGAGCTGGATCGGTATCCGGATCCCCTTGCCGTACCGGTCGTCGGTCATCTCAGCACCTCTGCTCCCCCAGCGCCAGCGTAAGCGCCAGCTGCGGATCCGGGATCAGGTTCGCGATGTACTCGAGCAGGTCGGCGAGTGCTCGCAGCAAATCGATAATCGGACCGAGCGGCCCCGGTAGGTTCTCGCGGATCAGCTGTCCGAAGCACGGGATCTCCGGCCCGCCGAACAGCCCCATCATGATATTGATCAGCAGGATGATCCGGCCGATGCCCTGCAGCACGTCGGCCATCGAGAACGCCTGCTCCTCGATCGACGACTGCGCGCAGCTCAAGAACCCGGTCAGCGTGACATCGTCGAGGTCGGCCGCGCGGTCGATCGCGTCGGCGGTCTCCTCGAGCTGCTCGAGCAGGTAGTCGAGGTCGTCGGCGATCCCGTCGAGCAGCCGCGCCATGTTCCGGAGGATCGCCTGTATCATCCGCGGGAGCGCGAGTTGCGGGACCATGTTGAGCAGCTTGTTGATGATCTCGACCAGCTCCGGAATGCACTCGAACAGCTTGGTCGGATCGAGTTCGCTGATCGCGTCACCGGTGGCCTTCACGCACTTGTAAACGGCGAGCACCGCGTCAATGATGTCGAAGATCGGCTTGAGCGGTGACATCAACGGCCCGAGTTGCTCGAAGTACTGCATCGCGAGCTGGGCCGGACTCGGAATCTGGTTCATCCCGTCGACGATCTGCGAGAGGCAGAACCCGCCCGGGAAGCACACGTCGTCCATCGGCTCCCAGCCCTCGAGGAGAGAGCACAGGAAGTCGTCGGCCGGATTCCACCCTACGGGCAACGTTGCCATTTCAGATCGTCCTCTTGGTCTTGATGACCTTCCGCCGCTGGATCTCCACGTCTCCGCCGCGGGAGAGCACCTCGAGCTGGCCGCGGGTGTTCAGCGCCAGCCCGGTCTCGCCGTGCACGAGGAGCATGTTCCTCTCGATGTCGAACCGAATCTCGATCAGCGTCTCCTCGTTGTCGCCGACCTGCTTGAGCGCTCTCAGCGCCGCGTACCGCTGCCCCTCCCGCGTGTCGTGCACGAACCGGAAGTGCTCGGTCCCCATCACCATCACGTCCGGGTGCACGAACTCCGGGAACGTCTGCCCGATCGCGTGGTGATCCAGCTCCCAGACCGGGTGGTCCGAGTCTCCGTTCACGAACTGCACGAGCACGGCCGCTCCGACCGGCGGTGAGAAGTTGCGCCCGAACTTCTCCGCGCCGCCAGCTCCGCGCGGCCAGGCCCACGCAGTCTCCTCGATCTCTCCCGGTATGTTCACCGTGACCCGGCCGAGCACCTCGCCGTCCGGGATCGCGTTGTCCGGATCCTCCCGCTGTAGAACCGTCCCGCTGTAGAGTCCCTCGAGTTTCATCGCTAGTCCGCCGGCAGCAGGTCCGCGTGCTGAGCGCGCTCAGCCGACGTCATCTCCTGCACTCGCTGCGTCTTTCCGTTCGGGTCGACGAAGGCCCAGCCCTCCGTCGGTTGGTCGTCCTGGCCGAGGATGATCGTCGCTACCTTGTGAAGGCTGCTCTCGTCCGGTGCGCTGTCTCCTCCGTCGTCGTTCTTCTGGTTCTTCTTCTTGCTCACCGGCCGGAGCTTCTTGGTGAACAGCTTGCCGAGCGCGTCCTTCATGCACTCGAGTTCGATCGTGTAGTTCCCGGCCGCGATCTTGGTGACCGCGTGCGGCACGTACCACAACCCGGAGAACGTCTCGGTCGGGAGGTTGAATCCGAGGAGCTGCTTCGCGCCGACCTCCGGGTTGCCGCGGATGGTGACGGTCATCTTGTACCGCCCCTGCGCGGTGGTCCGGTAGAGCGCCTCGGCCTGTGCTTCGACCTCGGCCTGCGTGGCGTACCCGGCGTTGATCTCGGTGGTCCTGGTGACCCTGGCCTGGCGACGCCCCTCGAGCGAGTCAGGGTCTCCGATCTCCTCGTCGTTGCCGAGGCTGGCCAGGTAGTCGCCGAGCGTCTCGACGCCGCTGGCGACACCGTACTCGGCCTCGACCAGTTCGTGCGTGAGCGGGTCGCGCGCGCGGACGCTGACCTTGGCGATGTCGGCCGCCAGGTTCGCGGTGATCTGCGGCATCGACAGGATCTCCCCGTTGTCCTGTGCGGTGCCGCGCCAGGTGTACCAGCGCGTCGGCTCCTGCTCCATGTTCCGCGGGTGAAAATGCAGGCCGTCGGCACCGACGAAGAACACGAAACCGTTTCGGTGCGCCAGCATCCGGAGCATCCGCGCGTCGCTGCCGCGCTGCGTGATGCTCCGCCGGACGGCCTTGGTGTCGACGATGTCCTGTAGGAAGCTCGTGTATCCGTTCTCCTCGGCGATCTCCCGCGCGACGTCGGAGTCCGTGCAGTTGTACCAGATGCGCTTCTTCGGTGCCTTGTCGAGCAGCACAGCCTCGTCGAGAAGAACCACCTTGAGCGGGTCGGTCCCCTCGGTTTTCTTGACGACCATCCGGCGAGGCTTTCCCATGAACTGTCGCCTGCCCCAGGTGACGAGGAGCTTCTGCCCGCGGGCGAACGCCGGCTCGTCGTGTAGCAGCATGTCGGAGTTCCGGAGGAACAGCGTCGCCTTGTCGACCTTCACGTCGCGGTCGTCGAACTCGAACGACAGCAGCCGGCCGTCCGGGTTGGAGTCGTCACGCAGCAACAGCTCGAGCGGGCCGTCTCCCTCGTCCGACTGGTAGGTGTCGATCCAGACACCGATGCCACCGAGAGACATTACGAGAACCGCCTCCGGTCCGGGCTGTAAATCTTGTTCAGCAGCGTTCGCCGCGACGGGACGTACAGGTACGAGCCCGGCGTCGGCGGAATGAACGGATCCAGGATCGGCACCGGCTGGAAGTCGCGGATCACATGTCCGAGCAGCGAGGAGACCTCCACCTCGACGCCGTTCTTGTCGCGGAGCTTGAGCGGGCGAAAGTAGTGGTACGCCAGACCGTGCCAGGTGTCGCCCTCGGCGACGAGGTGAGGCACGTTGTCCGCCAGGTCGACGTACCCGAACGGCTCGCGCTCGGTCATGAAGCGCCGGCCGTCGCTGTCGGCGGTCTCGACACAGAACCGATACGGGCTGTACTTGTTGAGCGTTGCCATCCTAATACCGATTGTACCCTGCCTCGAGCAGGCTCTGCGTCGTGTACCTGTACTGCGGCTTCTCGATGAACGTCACCCGTGCGCGGTACGTCATGATCCGCCGGTCGCGTTCGGCCCGCCGCGGGATCTCCCAATCGAGCGACTCCATCACGCAGTAGACCGCGAGCACTCCCGGCACATCGAGGAACAGCAGCGGAGTCTCACCAGTGACGCTGCCGTCAGGCAACTCTCCCGGCACCGTGCACGATTTCAGGAACGCGCGGTGCTTGTCTATCTTGTCCGCCGCGTCGTCCATCGACTGACGCTGCGCGCCGGCGAACGCGAGCAGCAACCTCTCCCAGCGGAACTCGGCGGAGAACCGCTCGTTGCTTGTGTGTTGAAAGTCGAGGTACGCGTGAGCCCCGCCGATCGGTGCTACCTCGTTGTAGTTGACCTTCACGTTGCCGCGCCACACCTCCGGCTCGAACGGGAAAATGATCCCCTGCATCGTCTCCATGTTGGCGAGACTGGAACGCGTTGATGACGGCTCGCTCATTGGCTACCCTCCGGGATCGACATCGGCATCGTCGGGACGTTGAAATCTTCTTCTTCGTTCTCGTCGGAGACCGCGACCATCTGCCGCGCCAGCTCTCGCCGGTCGAGCTGCAGCGCGACCTCGATCTTCTGCTTGTCCTTCCGCTTCCGCAGCTCGGACAGCATCTGCTGCATGAACTCGTGATTCTCCCGGACGAAGCGCTCCTGGTCCTTAATCCGCTTCGGGTTCGCCCCTCCCGCCGCGGTCATCACCACCTCCCGCTGGAACGCCTGCTCGACCATCTTGCGGTGCTTGGCCTTCCCCTCGATCCCCTGGAAAACCGGCGCTCCCAGCTGTTGCGCCTCGTTGAGGTCGTTGAGCTGCTTCTGCAGCCGGGCCCGCGCGTCGTTGCCGAATTGCAAATTGACCCGGGCCAGCATCTCCCGCTGGGTCAGTTCGCCGAGGTCTTTCCCGAACGTACCGAACACCGTCCGCGCATCCATCAACCGATCGACCGACTCGATGATCTTGACGAGCAGCGAGAACGTTTTCTCGAGCACGGTGAACAGGCCCTTCACACCCTCGATCACATCCGGGATCGTCACGTCCGCGGCCGACATCGCGGTCATTAGCTGGTCGCCGAACTTGATCGTGTTGTCGACGAGCATGATCAGCGCCTGCGAGAACCGAGACAGCATGTCCCCAAACGACCGGCCGCGCCCGGCCCACTCCTCCGTGGCCGCGGTGCCCTGCTTCGCGCCGTCGAACCAGACGCCGAACACCTCGCCGACGGTTTGCTTCAAGCGGTCGAGCGGCCCGGCCAGGCGCTCGAGGCCGGCGTCGAACCCGGCGACGATCCCCTTGAAGAACGCCTTCGCGTTCCCGATCCAGCGCATGATCGTCACCATGATCGACTTGAACCCCTTGTTCTCGACCTTGTTCAGCTCCCCCATCACCGCCTCGGAGAACCCCCCGGTGGTGATGACGTCGATCACTCCCTGCCAGCCGAGCTTCACCTTCGACCAGAGGTCGCCCCAGCTCGAGCCGACGCCGCCGATGTTCTTCTTCATCGCTCGCGCGACGCCGTAGACACCGATCCCGATCGCGCCGAACAGCAGCGCAAGCGGACCGGCGAACAGGAGTATCCGTCCGAGCGATGAGATGATCGCCCCTAACGAGATCCCGAGTAGCGACATCACGCCCTTCATCACGATAAAGGCGCCGGTCACCTTGAGCAACACACCGCCGAAAGTGATGAACGCAGAGATCGCCGCCTTCACCGGAGCGGGCAACCCTGAGAATATCTCGAGCAGGCTGTTGAACACGCCGAGAAACGCCTTGATCGCGCCCTTCTGGAACATCGCCAGACCCTTGCCCAACTCCTGCATGAACGTATCGAACGAGCCGTTGACCAGCTCGAGCTGGCCGTGCAACGTGTCGAGCTTGAGGTCGTTGAGCGACTCGGCAAACCCCTTCACGTTTTTCGGGTCGAGGTTCTTCTGCCAGTAGTCCCAGGCCGCCTGCCCCTTGAGCACCTCTCCGGTCGTCGTCGTGATCCCCTTCTCGAGCTGGGCCATGATAGCGAGGATGCCCTTCTTCGCCCTGGCCCCGAACGCCTCGCCGATCAGCGCGCCGCGCTGCGACTCGGTGAGATCCATCATTCCAGACGACAGCTCGACGAGCACGTTCCCGAAGTCGCGATACTTCCCGGTTGCCTCGTCGACGATGTCGACGCCGAGATTCTTTTTCATCAACCCCTGGACCCGCGGGTCGCTGAGCCGCTGGGTCAGGATCTGGAACGCCGAGCCGGCCATCTGCGCGCTCGGAATGATGTTCTTGATCAGGCCGAGTGCGGTCATCGACTCGCCGACGCCGAGCCCCATCGCGATCGCGCCGGCGGAGGCGTTCTGCAACGCGAGAGCCAGTTCGTCGATCGCCAGGCCGGACATCGTCGTCGTTTTGACCAGCTGATCGATCGTGATCTCGGTGTCCTCGGCGTCGAGCTGAAACGCCTTGAGCGTCTGTGCGGTGAGCTTCGCGGCCTCGGCGAGCGGCACCTTCCCGCCGGACGCGCCGGCGAGGTAAAGCACCGACCGGATCGACTTGAGCTGCTGTGCCGCGGTGAACCCCTGCTGAGCTAGCGCGGTCAGACCTTCGACCGCCTGCGTCGGCGTGAACTGCGTCTCGATGCCGAGCTGCCGAGCCTGTGCGGTGAGTGCCTCCATCTGGGATGTAGTCGCCTGCGATACGCCCTTCAACTCGGCGAGCGCGTACTCGAGTTCGCGCGCTCCTCCGACGGCCGACCCCATGAAGTTGAGCAACCCGCCGCCGGCGGCCATGAACCCGCCGCCGATCGCCATCGTCTTAAACGCGTTGCCCGCGGTGGCCTGTAGACCCTTGAACGCGGTGGACGTGCGGTTGATTGCGGCCGAGGCGTTGTCCCGGCCGAGGATCTCGTACACGGTCTTGACGGTCCGGGTCGCCACTAGCTCGCCCCCTTCCCGTCGAACGCGTCACGAACCGCGGCGGCCTCTCGCCGCTGCTCCTTGGCGAGCAGCCGTACCCAATCGAGCGCCTCGTCGATTCGCATCGACTCCGTTTCGGCCAGGCTGAGACCTAGACCTCCGATGTTAGGGGAGCGGTACATGAGCTTGGTTTGGAGCCGCATCAAATCCTTCCTGCTCCAACCCCCGAGTAACGGCGGACAATCTTTGACCCACGCCAGCCGCTCTCGGACTCCCGCCGTGTCGACCGGAAGAATCAGTCCGTAGATTGGCCGCGCCTCACCTCCGCCAATTTCTTCTCCCTCCGGGACCGCGCCAGTGATTGCGGAACCCAGAAATCCGCACCGAAAGGGAGTTCGGTCTCGTAACGCTTCATGCACTTCGGACAGTAGACCTCGATGGTCGTCTCGATGCCGCAGTCGGCCTCCGCCATCGCCAGCGACAGCTTCTGCTGTAGGAGTCCGAGGCTGTCGATCCAGCGCCTGATCATGTCCTTCTCGACGCCCTCGACCTCGATGATCCGCAGCACCATCGACAGCTCGTCGACGTCCGGGAGTGCCTTCCCCTTCGACATCTTCTCGAGGAGCAGCGAGTGCTTCGCCATCAACGGCAAGAACTTCACCAGCTTCCCGTCGATCGTGTACTCGCTCGGCTCTCCGTTCTGGAACCGCTCGGCCGCGTCGGGCGCCAGGTCGTACACGAGCACATCTCCGTCGGGCTCCGGCCGCAGGTCGACATCCCAGATGAACGACTCCGGGCAGTGCTTGCACTGCAACTGCATCGGGTACTCGTGCCCCTTTGGACGGTAGGCCGCGATTCGCATGTTGACCATCCCAGCGATACGGTCCCCCTCGAGCGTCTGAGACCAGTCCACAGCGCCGTTCTTCTCGATGCCGTCCGGGTATGGCCCCGGGTCGACAAGACGCACTGTCGCGTCCGTGAGCGCCTTCTCGATGCCCTCGTGCTGGCTGGCGACCATCGCCTGCAGAGTAGACTTCATCTCGGCGATCGACCTGGCTCTCAGCTCGGCCACCATTCCCGACGGAAATTTAAAGGTTTGGTTACCCATGACGTGCCCTCCTTACGTCAGTTGTGGGTGTCTGGTTGGTCACACCGTTTGCGGTATCACCCTCCGAGGCCGCAGGATGAACGACTCCTTGCGGACGGCGTCTCCTTCGGCGTCGAACGTCCCGGCGTTGTACCCGCCGCAGTAGCAGCGCTCGAGCTTCCACTTCTTGAGCACCGTCGACTTGTCCCGGTCGACCTGTTGCAGCGTCGCGGTGAAGTACAGATCCTCACCGATCGCTCCGCCGCCGTTGATCAGGTCGATGGTCTTGTAGAACATATCCTCGATCGAAGTGTCGGTGAACGCCGGCCCCTCGACGGTGACGTCGACCGGCTGGTACTCTCCCGGCTGCCGGTTCGGAAATGTCTCCGCGCCCTGGCGAATGACGACATCCGGTACCTGCTGGTCGAGCCCGTCGACGCTGCTGAAACGCGCGCGCTCGACGCCACCGATCAGCAGCAGGAAGTTCTGCTGCATATGGAAGTTGCGAGGCTTTCCCATCGAATCCTCCCTTTACTAGGCCGCCGCGACGGTGCGCGTGACGATGATCTCTGCGTACTCCGCGTCGTCGCTGAACCCGAGACCGAGCTTCCCGCGGACCAGCATCTGCGCCTTGATGGCCGGCTTGTTGAGCGCGTCGGACACCTCGAAGAACGTGAGTCGATCCGGGTCGAACGCTTCCTCCGGGAGCGTCGACAGGAAGTCGGTCCCCTGGTCCTCCCAATCTCCGCGCGCCTTTTCGGTGTTCTTCTTGTGGCGGATCCAGGTGCTCGAGTTCTTGAGGCTCTGCACGATGTAGATCACGCCGCGAGCGTGCCACTGACGCGGCCAGTCGCCGTCGTTCTTGAGGTTGCGACCGCCGTCCCAATGCCAGTTATAGCCCTCGATCTTCATCACCGGCTCGATGTTCACGTCCATGATGAGATCGCGCTTGCCCGGGTCGAGGATCTCGTCGGACTCGACTCCCAGGCAGCCGACGATGATCCCTTCCTCGACGCCGGCGGTCGACGTGAACACTCCGTCCGGATGGTGGTGATCGTTCCGGGCGAACGCTCCCATCTTCGACAAGGAGCTTTCGACATAGATCGTGTCGCCGCTCCCGAAGATCGTGGTGCTCGGGTTGGCGATGGCGATCCGCGGCCACGCGCAGCACCCGAACTCGGTCGTCCCCTCGAGGTTCGCCTTCGCGAACGTTTCCATCGCGGTCGCGCTGGCGACGTCGGCGAGCTTCGGCGTCGGATGGACGGCGTACACGGCCTTATCCCGGTGCAAAACGTAGCTGTTGAGCGCCGAGTGCACGGTCGCCGAGGAGCGCCCCGGGATCCCAACGAGCCGGATGTCGAGGTCGGAGTCGAAGGCGTACAGGCCGGTGAGCCCGGCTTCCTGGCCGATGAAGTCGGCGTCGACCAGGCCGGACAGCCCGTCGTCGCCGCTGGTCATCGGGCCGAACGTCCCGGTGTCCGGCTTGGCGTCGGCCGCCGCGTACCCGAGCAGCTGGTCCGTCACGGCAATCAGGTTGCTCCCGGTGGTCGTGTTGTTGATGATCGCCTCGACGTATCTGGCGTGTGTCGTCGTCATGATCAGGTTTTCCCAGGATTCCTGCGCGACGCCGCCCTTGTACACGTACAGGTTGAAGAAGTCGGAGTCACCGTTGCTCGCCGCGGTGATCATGATCGACAGGCTGTTCGCGTACGCGCCCTCGGTCTTGCCCTCGACCTCGAGCGTGTCCTCCGGCGAGTCGTCGGTGCCGGAGACCGGCCCGGTCGCCAGCCCGATCTTCGTCCGGGCCGAACCGCCGATGGTCAACGACCTGCTCGAGCCGGTGGTCGCGGTGGCAATCGTGATCGTGTCGTCGGCGTTGACGGTGACCGCGATGTTCGGCGTGCAGTCCGCCTCGATCACGGTTTTCAGCTCGGCGCCGGTGACCGCGGTGATGTCGGACACGTCGCCGGTCCCCTGGACCTCGGACGTCGGGAACAGCAGGATCGCGTTCAGCGTGCCGCCGGTGATCTCGACGTAGCTTCCCGTCCCGGATCGGTCCGACTCGATTCGGACCTGGCCGCCGTTGACGTACGTCTTGCTCCCGGAGAGCTGGCCGTTGATCAGCGCCGCGATGTCGTCCGCGGTGGTCTCGCCGCCGGCCGCGGTCACGGTCTGAACGGTGCCGCGGTCGATCTTGACGGTCAGGGTCTCGCCGCCGGAGAGCGCGCCGATCGGATACGACACCGCATCTTCTTCTTCGGCCGGCGCCGCGTCGATCGTCACCGTGACGAGCCCGCCGATGTCGTCGGTGATGTCGAGGTCGTCGCCCGGCACCAGCTCGAAGTTCTGCGTCCCCGTGCTGGTGATCGACGCCGCGGTCGCCGCGGTGCCGGCGTTCTGCAGCATCACCGAACCCTTGACCGCCGTGTAGCTGTCCGGGTCGGTGAGATCGGTGTAGTGACAGATCCGCTGGATGACGAGCTGCGTCCCGCCGTTGTCGAAGAACTGCTTGATGTTCTGCGGGATCTCCGCGGCGGAGTTCGAGAGCAGGCCGCCGTACACCTCGGAGTACTCCTCCGGCGACGTGATGGTCTGCTTGGTCCACGGCCCGCGCTCGGTGATGCCGGTGACCGCGGCCTTCGCCGTCGGCACCGTGTTGACGTTGCGCTGCCCCTGAACGTACTTGACATCGATTCTTGATCGGCCGGTAGGCATCGGGGAAACCTCCCTGTTTTGTCTGTTGGCGGTCGCCCCCGAACGCCGTGGTTCAAATCTACCATTCAGATCCAGACGCGGTCAAGCGCCGAATCACTCGGATTTTTCCTCTATGATCTCCGTACTGTCGACCTTCGCGCTCACGTCGACCAGCGTCCCGCCGCGCTCGATCATGTCTACGCTCTCGATCACAGCCTGCATTCTGAACGTCTTGAGCCCCTCGAGCGTCGGCCCCATTTCGTACGTCGGCATCCCCCCGGCCGGGACTCGGAGCGGGTGTTCGTGCTCCGTGTTCTCCGTGTCGCTCGCGTCCGCGGTGATGGTGACCAGCGTGAAGTCGCGGAAGAAGTTGACCATCGCCATCGCCAGCCCAAATATCTCGTTGAGGTGCTTGGCGTTCGACCAGACGTCGATCGACATGAACTCGAGGTCGACCGTGGTCGGCCGCTCGTACACGTCGACGAGGTCGGAGTCGCCGGCGTTCCAGACCGGGTCGTGCCCGATCTGCCTGGCGAGGTCGTTCTCCGGCGTGTCAATCCCGTTGATGTGGATCAGCGGTAGCGTCGCTTCCTTGACCCGGTCCGGGATCCCCTCGGAGTAATCGTAGTACTCGCGCTCGGTGGTGAAGTGTACGTTCGGGTGGACGTGCTGTCGAAGCAGCTCGACGAACCGCTCGAGCACGAGCTGGACGACGTTCTTCCCGACGAAGCTCGGCCTGTCGACGGAGTACCCGGCCGCCTCGGTGACGTTCTCGCCGGCGATCTCGTTCCCGTCGTCGTCGAGGTTGGCGAGCCGGACGTTGAGCGCGACCGGGAAGCTCGACTTGTACGAGCCGTCCCAGGCCGGAACGCGAGCGATCACCTCGGTCGTCGTGATGACGTGCGCGTATGGCGACTCGACCCCGCCGAACTGAACGCTGACCGTGCTCACCATCCCGAGATCAGACGTCGGCCCACTTGGCGGATCGGGTGGTTCGCGGAACCCGGTCCCGGTGATCGTGACCATGTTCCCGCCGCGCGTCAGGCCGGAGGCCGGGTCGATGCTGGTGATCGTCGGTACAGTCATCTCAACCCACCATCCTTTCGGCCGACATCATGACGACCAGCCGATCGTGGAACCGCTTCTGCGAGTCCTTGATCCACTCGTTCCAGGCCGGGCGGAGAAACGGCCGCGCCGGTACCTTCCGCCGGATCCGCGTTCCCACTTTCCAAGGAGCGCCGAGGATCCCCTGCGACATCAGGAACAGCGAGAACCGGTGCATCCGCGGAGTGACCGTCACGCTGTACCAGCGTGTCCCTTCTTCATGCACCAGCGCCAGGTTGACCAGATCGCGCCCGTCGCGCGTCCGCGCTCCCCGGTGGACTCCGACCGTCCAGCTCAGCTCTCCCTGCTTCTGCGCCGTAATCGATTTGAGCAGGTCCGAGCGCGCGATCAGCGCCTTCCTCCCACGCATCCCGCGCAGCCGCCGGAGCTTGATCGTCATGTCGGCCAGCGGGAGAATTGGCCGCCCTCCCGGCGCCTGGTCTCGGATGCCGCGGACCATGATCTTTCGAAGAAGGTGCGCTTCCTGGCCGACGGTGTAGGACATCGCGCGACGGATCCTCGCCGGCTGGCTTCGCATGTCGGCCAGCATCTGCGACTCCCCGTGCTTGAGCACCCTGATCACGGTCCGACCATCCGATCCTTCCGGCAGTGGAGCGTCACCAGATTGAACCGTGACGTCCCGGTGAACGACAGGCCGAACCCGCCGCGCTCGACTTCGTAGACCCACATTCCCGGAGGATTTGGAAATGCTTCCTCCGTGTCGTCGTCCAGGTTCTCGATCCGGACGACCCGGTCGCCGAGCTGGATCGCCGGCCGCCCGTTCGCGTCGATCAGCCCAATCTCCTCGAGGTCCGGCCGGTAGAGCCCGATCATCACGTCGGCGCGCTCCTCGCTGCCGCCCGGCCCGGCGAACTGCGACCCCCAATCGCGAGGCCGGCGGAGCTGGCACGGAAGCGTCACTTCCTCGCCCTCTCGCCGCGGCGACTGCCCGGACTGCGAACCGTCGTCTATCGGCACGTAACCGCCAGCCAGGTCGTTGTATCCGCCCCCCGCTACCTCGACCACGGGAAAGCCGAGAACGGCGTTTGCCGTGCCCCCTGTGACCTCCACGATCGATCCGTCGCCCTCGGTGTCGGAGCCGATGACGACCCGGCTCTCGGCGTCTGGGTACGACTCCCCGCCGGACAGCGCCGCGTCGATCTGCGCGGCCACCTCGGCCGCGGTCCCCGCGCTCGAGTCGGCGAAGTACGCCTCGAGAATGTCGATGTTCTGGGTCGCCCCGCCGTCGACCTTCACGTCGAGCACCGTGTCGCCGGCGGAAAAGTCGAACGGCCCGGCGTTCGAGGTGGCGATCGAGCTGGCCGCCGTCCTGGTCGTGTCGAGCAGCCGGAGAACGACGTTGAAACGGAAGATCAGGCCGGACCCTCTCATCGCTACACAGCCCCCCAGCTCGGCTGCGCGACGTACGCGTCGAGCAGGTTCTGGATCGTCTCGTCACCGATGGCCCCGCCGGAGGCGTTGGCCCCGGTCGGGTCGGCAAACTGGACTTCCTGATCCCAGGTCTTGCGCTTGATGATCCTGTTCTGCAGCTCGATGGCCTCGGACTCGTCGGAGGCGTACGGGAACATGTACCGGATCGTCAGCAGTAGCGACGCCAGCTTCACCAGCTCCGGTGCTTCTCCGTAGTCGAGCGGAACCTGGCTCCCGTCATCGGTCTCTCCGACCGGGTCGTCCGGAGTCAACTCCGTGTACCCCCAGATCCCCTCGATGACGACGTTCTGCTGGCCCTTGGTGAACAGCCCCTCGGCAAACCAGCCGGTGTGTCTGCCGGTGGTCGGCTCGACGAGGTTCCACTCGAGCTTCGAGTTCGCCCGGTCGTCCGGGTTGAGCAGGCCCTGCGTCAGGTGCCGGTTGTAGACCTTGAAGCTGTCGACGTCGATGTCGGTGTCGTCGATGCTGACCGAGGTCAGCGCGATCAGCGGGTTCTCGAACCGGAGCCTCCGCTTGCCGTTTCCGTCGAGCTTGAACGTCCGGACCCGCGGCTCGAACCAGCGCCGCGTGAAGCGCTCGATGAACGCTCGCGCCCTGGCGATACCGTTGGCGACCGCGGTGTCCGAGACGAGCGTCTCGCTGTATCCCTCGTCGCGCACATCCTGGATCGTCGTGTACCCGGAGAGGTCTCCCTGTACCGGGTTCGAGAGGTCGGAGAACGCCAGCGTCGTCGAGTTGTAGTACCGCGTAGCGTACCAGTACGACGAGTCCCCGGTGTCGTCGTCGAACAGGTAGTCGGTGACGCCGGCGACGAGGTCGACCCGCGTCCCGGCGTCGGTGATCTCCGTGTACACGCCGTCGTACGTGGTCGTCGATCGCCAGACCTGGACCTGATCGAACAGCGTCATCACGTTGTCGAGGTACGGGACGGACCAGCGAACCTTGATTACGGACATCGTATCTACTCCTCGTCGACCGACGTGACCACCGGACGCAGCACCGGCGCCGAGCTGGCGTCAGGCCGGAGGTCGGTCGCCCCGGTCATCTCCGGCCGCAGGTTCTGCTCCGGCGGTGACGGTGGCGTGACCGCTCCCATCGTCGGCCGCATCTCGACCGCTGCCGAGGCGTCCGGCCGCATCTCGACCGCCGCGTGCACGATCGGTGCTACTCCCGCCTCCGGGACTCCGCCGCCGGTCCCGGTCCCGATCTGCCCGATCAACCAGATGTCAGCCGCTACCAGCATCACCCCGCCTTGCTGAATCCCTTGTTACGATACCACGTATCAGTTCCCCGTGTCGCCGTGACGCGGAGCACGTACGCCGTCCGCGCCTCGAGCAGCGACGCGTCCCCGGTCCACTTCCAGACGCCCAGCTCGGCCGCACCGCCGCCGCTCCCAGCTTCGAGGTCGATCACCTCGGCCCCGTCCAGGTCGTGCACCTTCGCGGTGACGCTGTCGATGTCCGTCGCCGGCGTGTCGGCTTCCTCGATCCACGCGCCAGCGATGATCTCCGTCGTCGTCTCGACGAGTGAGATGTGCATCGGCCGCACCGCTGACGCGTCCTCCCAGACCGCACCAGGCAGCGTGCGATTGATGAGCGTGATCCCCCCGGCCGGCTCGTTGAAGATGCCGATCCCGGCGACCAGTGCGAGCCCCGCGGTGCAGCTGTCGAGCAGCGTCAACAAGTAGTACCCTGTCAACGCGAACTGGCTGCCGGCGTCGGTGATGTTCCCGACGGTGATCAGGCCGGAGAAATTCGAGAACCCGAGCGACCCGTCGCCGATAAAGAAGTGATCGATCCAGGTGTTCTGGCTGTTCTTGGCGGTCCCCGTATGGTTGAACCGAATACCAAAGCTCGTACAGACGGACATGTCCGTCGGCTTGGTGCCGCTCGTCGGTGACTGCGAGACGTCGACGACGAGGTTCCACCATCCGCCCGGGTAAGTGTCGGAGCCTCCGATGGTCCAGTACGCGGTGTTGCTGCCGTCGGTGCAATAGAACTGGATGCCGTCGCTGGCCTCCGAGAGCAGCTCCTTGAGCGCCGTCGTCATCATCCAGAACCTGACGTGACACGGCGACCCGCTCAGGTCGTAAGTCCCTGTGTCGACGTAGATGTCGTTCGCGCCGTCGCCGCGGACGGTGAACCCGACGCAGCTGGTCCCGGTGATGTAGAAGTCGGTCACGGTCGCCGGCGACTCGCCGTTCCAGGTCGTGTAGTCCGAGCAGTCGTCGAGCAGGGAGTACCCGGACACGCTTGAGGTGATGGTCATCGGGGCACCTCAAACGCGCGTACCGGCCGGTCGTCATTCCAGCGATCGACGAACCAGTACCCGCACCCTCGATGGATGATCGGCACCGACTGCGGGAAGCGTCGACACTTCGGCTCTCGTGTGTCGACTCCTCCCGTCTTGGTTGGATGGATCGCGCAGTCGGCGACGCCGTCGGTCATCGAGAAGTTAGCGCAGTCCTCTTGAGCGCAGCACCAGCCGCAGCGCTTGCACTCGCCGCGCCGCTCGAACCGCCTGTTCGGCAGCACCGGAATCGAGAACTGTGCTTGTACGTTCGGCATCCATTTCTCGCGCCGGGCCTACTTGCCGCGGTAGTAGGCCGCCGGCTCGATCTTTCCCTCGACCGACTGCTTGTAGTGCGGGCCGCAGAAACCCTCGCCCCGCGGGTACCGCCGCTTCTCGCAGCCAGGGAACGCGCACAGCCGCCCGTCCTTCTCCGCGGACGCTCCGGCCAGGCTGTCGGCCTTGGTCGGATCGTCGGCCGTGGGAGGGGCCTTCTCGTCGCTCTCAGCGACTTCCGGTTCCTTGCCCTTCATGTCCGGCCGAAGGTCGGCCGGGAGCATGTCGGACACCTTCTTGACCGGCGCCTCGACCTTCTCGTCCTGCTCGAGCGGGTTCTTGCCGGCGAGGATGTCCTCGACGTTGATCGGCTCGTTCCCGGACGGCGCGCTCGGCTGCTTCGTCGCCGGCACGAACTCCGGCTGTGCGGCCAGCGGCAGTGGACCCAGCTCGACGACCTGCGCGCGGATCGGCGGATGGCCGTCGCCGGACCTCCGTTCCATCTCCGCTTGCACGAACTCCGCCAGCTCCCGCTTGTCGTTGACCGCGAACACCTCGAACATCGTCTCGTTCGATCGTGGCTGCCTGACGGTGCGCAGGTAGTTGATCTCCTCGAGGTCCGACTCCTGCATGATGACCAGCCTCGACGGTCGGAACGGCTTCCCGACCTCGGCCTCGCCGGCCGCCCACTTCCGGCCGTTCGGGCCGGAGAAGTTACGAGCGCGACAACCCCTTGCCGGGTTGTGCTCCTTCATCCTGACTGCGTAGAACATCGTTGACTCCTGCCGCCCCGCTAGTTGCCCCCGGAGTTCCGCCCCCGAGGAAAAAAGAGGAGCGCGACACGGCGGCCACGATGGGGGGCGGAGGGAAGCCGGCTGTGCGGACCGACGACCCTGGACATCGCGGCCACCGTGACGCGCTCCTTGAGACCTACTGGTACAGGAACACCGCCTCGACCTTGTGCCCGGACAGGTCCGTCGTCCCGGCGCCGCTCTGCGCGTCCGCGCCGTCCGCCGTCTTGAGCATCCGCAGCTTCTTGGCCGTGGTGCCGCTGTTGACGCCGGTCGCGAACGTGCAGCCGTTGGTGCCGCCCGTGTACTCGATGCTCGAGTTCGGGCCGTGCGAGTCCGACCGGACGTAGACCTGCGAGTCGACGACGAACGAGCTGGCCCCGGTGAGCCCGCTGTTGATCGCCGAGGCGATCGCCGTCGCGGTCGTGGTCGCGCCGCTGATCGTCACGGTCTGCTCCGACCCGCCGTCGACCTTGAACTTGAACGTCAGGCCGTCCTGGTCGTCGCACGGATAGGTCGTGGTGTCGCTCAGGCTGCCCGGGGTCATCACGATCTCCGGCCGGTAGGTCGGCGACCCGCCGCACTTGATGCAGGCGATCAGGTTGATCCCGCTCTTGCCCAGCGCCGACGCGACGCTCGCCTCGATCCCGGTGGTGCCGTCGTCCGGGTACTCGCCGTCGCCGGCGAACTCGAGCTTGTCCGCGAACAGGGGCAGATTCGGGTTGTACCCGGTCTGCTCGCCGATGGTGATCGTTCCGATGGTCATTTGCTACCTCCCTAACGCGTCATCGCGTCGTTCTCGTTTACCGACTCTCCCCCGTCACCGCATTCCTAGCTCACCAGGAAGTCGTACCCCTTGGCGACGGCGTCCTCCTCCTCGTACATGAACCCGACGCGGTACGACCAGATGTGATAGGTCGTGCGCGCGCGCTTGTCGCGGTCCATCTCCATCCGGATCTGGCGCCAGAACCCGACGCGCGCCAGCTTCGGCGGCATCAGGATCACGTCGGTCGAGGAGCCGGCGTGCAGGTCTTTCGGCCAGCCGCCGATGCCGACGATCGGGACGCCCATCACGGCGATCGGTCGCTTGCTCGTGAGCAGCGCGTCGCCGAGCGCTCCCATGCGGGCGGCCAGCGCCTTGCGGTACTTCCGCTCGAGGGTCGGAGTCGTGAGGAAGCGCAGCTTGCTCTCGTCCTCGGCATACTCCTCCGGGACCAGCTCCATCATGGACTCGCCGTGATCGAGCGAGAACGCGGTGGTGCTGGCGTCGTGCGTGTGCGAGGTCGCCAGCGCGAGCATCCCGTCGAACGCCTTGAGGTCGACGTCGCTCGACGTGGTGTCGCCCTCGATCACGTTCTCCTGGATGTCGCGTCCGATGCGCTTGGACATCATGGTCTTGACGGTGGTCCAGAGGGACTGCCGCTCGATGTTGTCCTCCATGATCCCGTCGTTGAGATCGATCTCCGCGACGAACTCCTTGGTCGTCATGTTCACGCCGGACGGGACCAGCGACGCGCGCTGGGCCGCCGTGAGCGCGACGCCGTGTTCGGCCGCGTGCGCGACCCGGCCGGAGATGCCGAGCTTCGGCAGAATCATCTCCGGCTTCTTCATGCCGTCGACGCGCAGGAGCGAGAGCAGCTTCGAGCTGACCACGGCTTCCTGAATGAACTTGTTGGCCTTGTCGGGCTGCAGCAGGCCGTCGTCGGTGGTGAACGCCGAGAGCGCGGTGTCGGCCTTCTCGAGCAGTCTGTCGTTTTCGAGCGTCGTCATTTTCCTTCTCCTTCGTCTACTGCAAGGGATCTTCAGGGAGCGGTGGCGCCAGGTCTCCGTCGCCGACCTCTCCGGCGAACAGCTTCTCCTTCCGGGAGTCGCTGTCGACCGTTTCGTGGTCGGCCGGCGTGACGTGAACCGTCGACCCGATCCGGGTGTTCAGGTTCGCCGCCTTCTGGCGCTCCTTCTTGTAAGCCTTCGCGAGTCGCTCGTTCTCGACGCGCAAGCTGGTGACTTCGGCGTCCAGCTTCTCGATGCGCGCGAGCGCTTCGTCCAGCTTCCTCGTGCTGACCTCGTCGCCTGCCCCCTTCTCGATCCTCTCCTCGGCGGCCGGTACCGCAGGCACGACCGGTTCGACGGCGGCCGAGGTCGCGGACTTCGCCGCGGCGATGCGCGCCGCTGTCCGTGCCTTGGCGATCCGAGCTTTGAGGTCAGCACCTTTCGCTCGGGTCTGCTCTCCGTCTGTTCCGTTGTCGTCCGTGTTGGTCGGCTCGTCCTTGGCCAGCCGCGTCTTGAGATCGGCCGGCAGTAGGGAGTCGATCGCATCTTCTGGGTCGTACGAGACGTCGACCCCTGCCGCCAGCGCAGCGCGAACGATCCGTTCAAAGATCCGCGCCTTGCTGACGTCCTTATTGTACGTGCTGTGCGCCTGCTTGAACCGCGAGAGCGCGTTCTT